GTTTGTTGGTACCGCCGACGTTCAGATGAAGGGCATCTGGTACCTGTTCAAAGCCTACGGCCCGGATCGACAGAGCTGGCGAGTAGATGCAGGCTATATCGAAGGCGACACGGATGATCCGCATGCGGGCGCCTTCCTCCAGCTTGAGGAGTTGCGCCAGAAACAATGGCCGGATGCATTCGGAAAAAACCGTCAGGTAGATGTGTTCGGAATTGACTCCGGCTACCGCGCCCACGTCGTTTACACCTGGTCGCGGGGTAAAGCTGGCGTCTTCTGTCTCAAAGGTCTCGACGGATGGACCCGCCCTCCCATGGGGCAGCCGACTCCTCAGGACATCAATTGGAACGGCAAACGCATCCGTAACGGCGTGATGGTGTGGGGTGTCGGAACGTGGTCTCTGAAAGGGGCCTTCTATTCCAATCTCCGGAAGGAAGGCAGGGCTGCGGGGCATGATGTTGACCCGCCTGGCTATTGTCACTTCGGCGACTGGATGGACGAGGAATACTTCAAACAGATCACGTCCGAGTACCTCGGCGTTGAGGCCCGCAAAAGTAAAGGCAAGGGCAAGGGCCAAAGCCAGCAGAAATGGATTCCCCGCATCGGTTACGAAAACCACCTACTTGACTGTGAGGTGTATGGCGATGCGCTGGGGGACTACCTCGGTATCTCCCGTATGACGCCGGAGGAATGGCGACAACTGATGGCGCTGCGCGGTGTTCCGGACGGTATCATCAATGCTGATCTTTTTGCACCAACTCCCATCGCCGTTCAGGCGCAGGCCAGCGTTCGACAATCGTCTCAGGAAGTGGCAAGCGCCCCGGCCCGAGCCGAGGTTAAACAAAGCACCAGTGCGCGCAGCGGGTGGCTCAAGAGGAATAGATAATGGCTTGGACCGCTGCGGATCTGACGGCGATTGAGGAGGCTATTGCGACGGGAGCGAAGCGTGTTCGCTTCCAGACGCATGAGGTCGAGTATCACAGCATCGCCGACATGTTACGCGCACGGGACGTAATCAAAGGCGAGATTAACCCAGCAGATGCACCCTCGCATGTCGTGGTTGCCAGATTTCATCGAGGGTTCTGATGCGTCTCAATCTCATTGACAAGATCGTCCTGGCGATCGCGCCGAGGCGTGGGCGCGATCGAATACTCGCACGTTTCCAGGCGGAAAACCTCCAGCGTGCCTCGATGCAGTATGACGGTGCCAGTGCAGGCCGAGGCGCTTACGGCTGGCGGTCCATCGGAACTGATGCGAATACCGAGATACACTCGCAGGGTTACAAGCTCCGCGAAATAGCTCGGGATATGGTCCGTAATAACCCCTATGCCGCTCGTGGTGTTCAGATCATATCTGAAGGTGTGGTCGGAGCTGGCATCATTCCCAGCATTGAGACCACGGTCGCTGGTGCAAAAGAGAAGATGATGGAGTTGGTGAAAGCGCACTGCGATAGCAATGCGATCGACGCCGATGGACGCAACAATCTCTACGGTATCGAAAATCTCGCCATGCGGAGTGTTGTCGAAGCTGGGCAGGTTTTAGTTCGTCGCTTTCCTCGTCGCGCCGATGCTGGTTTGCCGTTGCCTTTCCAGCTCCAGGTGCTGGAGGCGGATTTCCTTGATACCCGGAAAGATGGCCCTTTGTCTGGCGGCGGGTTCATTTT